CCCCACATCAGTTCCCACGCATCACGCTGATGGTAGAATAAGTCGGATAATACGAGTTCCATCTTGGGCGTGCTGATGCCGCACTTGAGACAGACGCCGCCGTCGCGTTCGAATACCTTCATCCGTACGTACTGTGGACTCGTCCGGATTCGCCATTCATGGATGCAATCTTCACCACAGAACGTCCGCTTGCGTCTCGGCACTGGCTGCTTACACCACCGGCATAGTGGACGCCCACTGTCGACGTCCCGCTTAATTTTATGCTGGGACGCGCCTTCCATTGCGCGCACCTTACCACTGGCTTCGGAGTAGCAACCCCGACATAGGCCTTTACCGGCGTGCGGCTTTTCTTCGCCACACCCGTCACATATGATCAACCTAGCTTCACGTTCCACTACGGTAGCACGCCTCTCTGGGGAAACAGGAAATACGCGGCCAGTACGCCCAGCACGGCCTGTGTTAATGGCCACCGATAGATCTGTAGTGCCTGTGGCAGCTGGTCGTACATAATACCACGGTTGAGTAGGATAAGGTCGAATGTTAGGGTGGCGGCGATGAAGACCCAGAAGACGATGGTGGCCCACAGCATATTAGGCATAGCTGGTCGATACCAGTTAACCCAGAAATGGACAGGCAGGGCGAACCAAAGCACGACTAGTGTGTTGAATTGGTATCCACGATCGCGTGCTTCCATGCTAATCAGATCAACATTCATGCCCTTGCCGCGCATTACAAACAGCGCGATCTCCCATATGAGATAAACGGGCCAGAACGCGACAAAAATGAAAAATGTCAGATTGTCAATGTTTCGCATGCTAAATTATAATACAGATAGGCCCGTCGGATATTCACCGACGGGCCTACCACGACTCACTTACTCGTTACCAGCTGATCTGATCGATGCGGTAAGAGGCAACAACCACGAGGGTGTTATCGGCCCCGGCGTTGCCCGCGATTTCAGCCGCGCCAACGTTGATGAACTGTAGAGCAACGTTGTCCGATAGCGTCTTGGAGTCGGTCACGGAGGCCTGAGCCGCGTTGGCCGACGTCATGCGGTTTGCAGACGACGCAGTAGCCTGCAGGAACGCCTGTGCGCCACCGATCAGCAGGTTAGCGCCGCCGACGCGCTTAACGACAAGCGATTCCGACGCAGGAGCGGTAAATGCATTGGTGCCGCCGTACTTGAGATACACGGTAGCCTCAATCGGAACTAGGATACGGCCAGCGCCGGGAGCCGGGACCAACGTCAAACCGGTCGCCTTGAGCGCCTTGGCCTGAGCATTCGACACCGTCAGGACTGCCGTTAGAACTTCATTGGCCTGCACGGCTGCAATCGCGGGGGTCGGGTTGGTTTCATCAACCAGCTGGTATGTGATGACGCCACGCGCGACTAGGGCGTCGAGGTCAGCCGCCATCTTTTCAGTCGCGGCAGTCGTGTAGAATGCGGCCACGCCGGTCTTGGGGAAAACTGCGCCGGGGTTCAGCACGCCCACGGGGGTCGAAACTACGTACGAACTAATATTGGTAACCTTAAGTAACATTTGATATCCTCTTGGGCGTCTTGCCCGTGGGCGTCATGCCCGACTGAATTATAGCGCTGTCCTATTTGGTAGTAACTAACCGACGAATAAACTTAAGCTTCTCCCGCCCCCACTGCTTACGATAACCATATTGAGCCGCGTACTCCGTCTCCGTCATTCCCATCTTCTTTGAATGGTTCCATAGGGTCTTCTTATGCATCACCCAGCCGGTCGAGTCCACGTAAAAATAATTAGGTTTAACGGTCGCGTGCAATCCCCAGTTCGACGCCTTATATACGGCCCCGGTATGTCCGTAGCTGGTGTCGGCAAACGACACCAAGCATTTGACGTCTGGCCGGGCTTGTCTGACCAGCTTCTCCGCCTTAGACAAAAACCAGCTTAGTAGATTTTTCTTCTGATACCTTGGATGTACACACAGTCGGGTTAACTCTAACGTCTCGCTAAACTTATACTCGATCGACGTAGCAATCTCTTGTCGCGACGGCGAGGCGAAACGTGCAACCGCTATTGTTTCTCCTTTGCTCGTTGCAACTACGTCTAAGCCATGGCGTCCGTGATGCTGATAATGCCATGTATATAAGAAATTATCGATTAACTTAGACTCTTGTGATACAGTGACGTCGACATCGGTCAGTTCGTATTGGACTAGCTCGATTTCAGTTATCCCAAGCCAGTATTTAATCTGCTCCATTACTTTATCTGGTTGTAGACAATCGTGCTCCCATACGTAATGTAGTTTTAACTCAGGTCTATATTGCTCTATATATGTAGATTTAGCCCGATCATTACGCTCAACGTTTTTGATGCCGTGCCAATACGTGCCTTGCACTTCAATCAGTATATTGTGCTGAGGTATATAGATATCAAAGCAGTATGGCCCTATTGCATGTTCTGTATGATGTGCAATACCTAACGTGGTTAGTATATCTACCACTTTCATTTGTGGCTTTGTATACTCACGCGGCATTTGCGACCTGACAACTGCCATCTGGTCTGCGTAACCGTCGCGCTCCCACACTTTCTTAGATGACTCCGACATCTTCTCGCGGTATGCCGGATCCATCCAAATCTGAACCATCTTGGCTCTAAATTCTGGGTCCATCCATAGCTGCTTAGAATTGCGTGATATAGTATCGCGGTATTGCCGTCGACCACGTATATCTTGCATCTTTACCTTAAATGCTTGGTCACGCGCACGTGGCTTTAGTACTACATCAACCATATAGGCCTTAAACGCTTGATCCGCCCACATACGTTTAGCTGCTTCTCCTACTTTTGCCTTATATTCTGGCGTCGCCTGTGCGGCTCCCATGCGGGCGCGGTATTCAGGGGTATTCCATAAAGCTTTGGACGACTCAGACATGGCGGCACAATACACAGCATCCGTCGCTGCAGTCGCCACGTACTGGTTTTGTGGTGGTTTGGGTGCTTTGTATGGCGTTACATCTGCCATATATAGCGCCTCGTGCTGCGTTTTGATTCCATATTGCTTTAGCTTCGCGCTAACAAGCGCCTTACTAATCCCAAACTTATCTGCCATTTGTCGTGTCGACAGGCCTTCTGCACACGCCTGCTCAACCGCGTCCTTTGTTACTTGTTTATTCGCAGTAGGCTTGATAGCTGAGCCTAGTCCATTCCGCTTGGCCCATGTCGACACCCAAGCCACGCTAATGCCGTACTGGGACGCCATTTTAGACATCGACACGCCATCGGCCTGCAACTGACAGAATCGCTCTATCGTAATCGGGAACGGCTTTTTCATGCACTATTATGCGCCCACCGATTCACAGCGTAAACCATATAAGAATGGACCCCGGTCAACCGCCCCGGGGTCCGATACTCGATTACTGAACAAACGTGCAGCTATTTGGTACCCTTAGCCACGGCACGCGAGTTAGGAATGGCGAAACCAATGATTTCACCAAAAGCCCAGCCCTTAACCAACCGTCGTTGAGAGAACATGTTGAACGGCTCGGAGAACAGTTCAACGCGGACGCCCATCTCGCCCATGTACTCAGAATCGGTCGCAGCGTACACGGTACCGGCCGGAACAACCTCTTCCACGCCAGTGCCTGCGGCGGTGATGATCTGAGCATTGAGGACGTTGCCGACGTAACCGGCGAGGATTAGCTCGCGCTCGGTCACCGGGTCAACGTGCTGCCCACCTGCACCCTGACCGATGGCGGTCTTGATGAGGTCGGAAAGCTCGCGACGGTTGATGAGGAACTTGGCAACCACGAGACGGTGGCGCTCAACCTGATAGCGGATGTCTTCGAAAGCAGCCACGCCGAGAGTCGAGAAGATGGTGGGGCTGTTGACGGTGACGCTGGCGCGGTCGATGATGGCAAGAGCGCGCTTATCCTCTTCAAGCTCGATCTCCTGACGCGCAGTGTCCTGAGCGCGATCGAGGACGTCGAAGTTCATCTGATAGATGTCTTCGATGTCAACGGTGGGGAACGAGGTAACCTTGAACTCAGACGGGGTGATGTACTTACCGTACACGCGGGACTCGATCGATTGACCATCCTGACCAACGGTCCAGGCAGTCGCACGAACGTCCTTGGCGATGCGGAACAACTCACCCTGCGCGAGCGGACGGACGCGGAAGATCTTGCGTGCCCAGCCCTCGTAGTCGATGATATCCTTGATCGGGAGCAGAAGCTCCTGGCCAACGATAGCAAAGCCTTCACCGGTCGGATCAGCTAGAGCAGCCGCTAGAACCTTGCGGCGGTCATCCGACTTCATGTTGGAAGCCTCACGGTAGAACGTACCGGGGGAGGCCTTCTTGGTGACGTTGTTAAGCAGGTAAGCGATCTGTTGCAGCGCGTCCTTATTATCGTACGCGTTCAGTTCGCCGCTGCCATCGAACATCTTAGCGCGCTTGTTGCCAATTGCGCTCTGAATGTCCTCGCGGAACCCGCCGTAAGCCTGCGGGTTGAAAGTGCCAGTGGCGTCGAAATTGCTTTCATCGGCCTTGCTGGCTAAACGGGTCTTGACTGGCGCCTTTACGGGCGCAACCGCAGGAGCGGCAGCTGACGCTGTGCGCTTGATCTGACGGTATGGGTTATGTACCTGTGCCATGGTTATATCTCCTTAATCCTTATTAGCCCTTGAAGACAACGCCAAGGAACGGGTCAGTAGCCGACGGAACCTGAATGATCGACCCTACGACCTGAGCGCTGGCAGAGCTATCCGAAGATAGACGACCGCTGGCATCCATGTAGATTGCACCACCCACCGCGTAAGCCTGCGAGGAGTCGTACTGAGTCGTGAAGATCACGGACCAGTCAGTGATAATGGTAACGCGGTTATCCTGAACTGAGACGTCATCAGTGAAGTTCCAGAAGTTGCGGCCCTGGAAGTCTAGGTCGGAAGCCGACAGAGTCCAAGTGTAGCTAGCGAACACGGTCTGACCATCGGCAATTGCGCCGCCACCGACACGAACCAAAGTGCCGTTGGTGGTGTTCACGGTGTAGTCAGTGCCGCCGCCTGTGTAAGCAGTGCCGCCGGTCATACCAGTCACCGAACGAACCTGAATGGTGCTGGCGACGAGGTTGGCGTGCTTGAGGCTCATCACGGTGGTGCCAACGAGCGTTACGGGCTCGTCAACAGCAACCGCGTAGTAATTGTCAGCCTTAGTCCACTTAGCTAGGCCAAGGTAGACGTCAGCCTTAGCAGAGCAAACCTGAATGCCAGTGGAGGTCATCTTGACGAACTGACCCTGACGGAAAGTGGTGCCCGGGGCGGCATAGAATACCCCGAGATCCTGATGAATAACGCAGCGGCCTAGATCAAGCCCGTTCGGGTAGATCTGGTTCTGGAACGAACCAAGGTACGCTGGGTTGCCTGTTAATGATCCCATGTGTGACTCCTATTGAAAGCTTTGAGGAACATCCTCGTAGCTAGATAATGATTACCAGCAAATCGCTGGCTATATACCCCGTTGGCGGTTGATCTTGGTGTTATTTAATGCGGTACGAAGCTCTGTGCGATTGTGCCGACCATCAGCGGTCGGTGCGGTTTCTACGGATGACGGTGCAATCTGAAGATTACCCTGAGCAGCGGCACGACGCACGTTGCTGCCATCGTGGCCAGTTGCAGCCTTACGCGACACCGGAGGAGCCATCGTCTGTAGATTCTTGATATCGGCCTCCAGTGCGTTGAACGCGTCCTCGGACAGCTTCATGACTTCGGCAGCACGCTCGATGGTCTTCTCGACGAACTCTTCGAGACCCTCAGCTGCTGCGCGCTCGATCAGCGACACTGCAAGCTGCTCGTCCATGCCGGGGTAGTAATCGTCACCGCCCAAGTCCATTGGAGTCAGTAGGGTGTCAGCGAACGCCGCCTTGATCGGTGAGGTCTCGAGATTTAGACGCTGACGGGACGCGACCAGCTTAAGCGCACGCTTAAACTTGCCAGCCACATCAACCTCAACCTCCGCCACCTTCTTGTTCTTCTCCGACTCAAGCTGCGCAAACCGACGCTTGTAGACGCGGTCTAGACGGGACTCGTACTTCTTGCTGGCCGCCGTGACTTCCATCCCGGCGGTCTTCGCACCCTTAGACGAGCAAGCCTTACCGTGACGGCTGCATTCCTTATCCATCGCGGTCTTTTCCACTGAGGCCCCCTTGCTAGCGGACTTGGACTTGCTAGCCGACTTGCTGCCAGATTCATTCTTGTTGAACTTCTCGTACCACGGCTTGCCATCCTTCTTGGCCGCCAGCGGCATACCAACGTCACCCTGGCCCTGGCCCATCTGTAGCATCTTATCGAGGGTAGCCGAGACAGCCGCGAGAGCCACCTCAAGCTTACGACCCTCAAGCTGTGCCAGCTTACCCGGCTTCAGTTCCTGGCGGACTACCTGCGTGGTGTTCTGCTCCTTCAGCGCAGCCGCAACGGCCTGTAGCTCGGTGGACAGCTGGGCGTTTAGCTGCTCAAACACCTTGCCGTACGAAGTCGAGCCCTGAGTCCACTCAGACAGCTTGTGCACGACGCCATCAACTTCCATCGACTTAGACGCGATATCACGTAGAACTGGTGCAATCTGGTCTACCATCAGACCAGTGTTGACAGCCTTGAGCGACTCGATCTGCTTGCCAAGGTCGGCAATGACGGTCTTGTTAGCGGTCCAGAGGCGGATTGCGGTCGCAGTGCCTTCCTGCTCGCCCGGCGACGTGGTGGCCGAGTCGAAGGCCGAGTCAAGCTCGTCGTCGCTGATGTCAGTCGCGCCGCCGAACGGCTCATTGGCCGCAGGCGGGGCAGACTCCTTGGGAGCCGCACCCTTGCTGGCTGGCTTAGATGCCTCATCCTTCTTCGACGGCTTGGACGTAGACGGCTTGGACGTAGACGGCTTGGACGTAGACTTGGACGGCTTGGACTTCTCATCCGCCTGAGCCTTCTTCTTGTTCTTGCCCTCAGCATGGTCCACGACAGCGTCGTCCAGCACGTTGTCCTTGACTGTCTTCTTCGGGTGCTTGTCCTTGTTGACCGTGTTCTCTTCACCCACGGCGGTATCCGGGGCCTCTTTGCGGCCATCCTCGATATCCTCAACGTGGTCTTCCGTCACGGTCTGCTTCGGCTTGCCGTGCTCGCTTTCAGCGTGGTCGCGCTCAACGCCTTCCGTCATCTTCTTCTTAGGCGTGCCGTGCTCGCTGTCGGCGTGATCACGCATGCCGTCAGCCGTAGCAGGCTTGGTGTCGCCCTCGTCGCGGCCCTTCTCGAAATCCTCGAGGTGATGCTCTAGGACGCTAGCAGTACGCGGGCCGAAGGCCACGCTGTACTTCTTGGCAGTCGCGACGATGCCGGTATCAGCAATGTCACGCATGATGCCGATGCCGAACTCCTTGCGATCCGCCACCGCCACCTTCGGCTCCGGACGGACGACGAAAACGGTACCGGCATCGTTAAAGACCCGATAGTTACCCTGCTTAGTTACCTGCAGGCGCATATCCTTATATGCTGTCTTGAACTTAAACTGTGACATTATAACTCCCTCGGGCTTGGTTGCCACGTGATTGGCTGCTGCGTCTAGTTCTGCTAAATATTGATCCGAAAGTCCGGCGATGTGACCTGCACCGATCGACTCCGGATCGATGCCAACTGCGGCAAGGCTGGGTGCCTCTTCGTTCTTCTCTTTCTCTTCTTTACCGTCAGCAAATTCCTGTATCGGCACCTTAGCTGACTGGTCCGGTTTATCTTGTGGTAGCTCTGCGTTCTCTTTTGGACCCGGCGCGGGAGCGTCGGTCTGTTGCGGGGCAGGCACTTTCTGCATCTGTGCCACCCTAACGTTGAGGTCGGCTAGGCGTTTCGACAGGATGAGTAGCTCAGTCTCATTCCGGAGCGCTTCTGGCTTCGTCGATTCTTGTTCAATCTTCGCCGTGAACTCGAGAATCTCCTGCTGTAGTGCGGTCGGGTCAGCTGGCTGGTCAACCCGGCTTAGCTCGGTAAACACGACGTTATTGCACCACTCAAACGCGACACGCTCGCCTGCCGCCGTCTTGAATGTCTTCTTCTTGTTGCCTGCACGGATGTGAGTGCAGAACTCGCTCTTGTTATAGGCGACGTGGTCGCACACGTTGCATGTGGTGGAGTCGCACACGCAATTGTGAACCGCAATGCCACCCGCTACGTAAGAGTGATCGTCGTGTTTTACGCCGAAATTATATACGTTTCCGGTATACTGGATTGGTTCAACCTTACGCACCTTACGAAGAATGCCAGCATCAGATGGAACACTGGCAACCATCTTATTACCAGTGGCAGAGGTCTTCTTAACCTTGTCGGTAGAAGTAGCCAACTCCAATTGATAGTCGCCTGTTATATGCAGGTCATAAACGGGACGTTCAGAACCAAACCCGGAACGCTTAGCTGTAACAGAAGTGCGATGTGGGATATTAAGGTTAACCAATAACTGAGATACTTGATCACAAAGGTCTTGGCTCACAGACGTGAACTGGGTCCATGAATGTCCGTATTCGTGAATGCCAAAACCATCGCCATTAATGATGGCGCCAACAAATGCTAACTGGGCTTCGCGAGGCCAACCGTAAATCTCATCGGACAGATGCTTATTGTGTGCATGCTCGCCGACTAGTTGCAATAACTTATCAGCTAACTCCTTGCAACGATACGCCTTAACAACGCCAATGTTACGGTCAGCCCGCACGTAGCGCTTTGGATCGGCGCCAAGATCTATCAATAGTTTTTGGATCTCATCTAAATAGCATGTTTCTGTCGCATTCAGAGAGAACTCAACCCCAACTCGCTCGCCAGATAGCGGACCATCGTAAGCTCTAATAAAGTTACCTTCTGCAGCAAAATACCCTGCTAGGCGTGCTAACTTAATGTCTATTTCAACTGGCTTAGTGTCGCGCTTCGGGCTAAGTAAGTAGTCACCCTGCTTAACTTCACACGCGTGCACCCACTTGCCAGAGTTGGTGTCGCGATCTACAACCCAGAATGGATGGTCATTAGTGGCTACGATGTCGGCCTGCACACCCGCAACAGAAATACTAACAATGTCGTCATCACAAGCGTGTTCGGAGGTTTCATCTACCTCAGCCACCGCGCCAGTGTGGGTGATAACAAAATCGCCCGGCACAACAGCCTCAATGGCCTTACGGCTGCCATCTGCCATCGTAACAAGAGTGCCTGGGACAAAGCAGCCCATCGAGGTCGCATTCAGTACGCCGGTCCGCACGCCTTCGGCAAACGACGGGTCCTTCGATGCATTGACGGCCAACAGGACCTCAACGAATTCATCCTTGACCGTGGTGCCGCAAGCCTTACAGTAGATGCCGGTACGGTCACGGCCTTCACGCTCTGCTGTACGATTGCCGCAACCTTCCTTTGGGCACATCTCTAAGGCAGGCGCGGTGTCGTTGTAGTGTGAATCTAGGATAACGCCACGGGCCGTCTTAGGATTCTCGGCGCGGTGATTAACGTGGTGTGGCTTTAGGATAAAAGTCTGATAAACTGCGCAGCCAAGGCGATGATCGAAACGAAGAAGTTCGTCACGATGAAAAGCGTCGCCATTCTCATTAGATACGCCTGCGGTGACGGCTCGTACCGCTTCAAAAATGTATTCACGCGGGTCAGCACTGATATCATATTGCTTCGAAACCTTCGCTAGGGCTTCTTTGACATCCAACGTACCGGGGTTGCCAGGATTCGCATAGAACGACGGCAGCGGGGCTTCCGCTGCCGTTACATTCGCGTGCGCGATTCTGCTATGGCCGTCTTGATCGACTTCCCATGAGGCTAGTACTTGTATCTTAGCGTACCTGACGAAACTCATTATTTAACCGGCTGTGCTTGCTTCGGTTGGGGCTTTTCAACTGACTCCGGTGGCTTCTCAGCCTGCTTAGGCTGCTCTACGATACCTAACGATGTGGCAAGTCCAGTTTTATGAAAACCCATAGAGCCTCGGATACACGTGCGGAGCGACCTTCCTTGATAGTGAATTCTATTCACACGCTAGTAATATAAAGATATTACTAGACTACCTATTTCCTCTTCTTCGACTTAGGCTTCGTCGCCTTCGCATTGGCCTTGCGGGCCTTCATGAGGCGTTCAGTAATGTCACCACTGAGATTGCCGGTAGCTGCTGTCGACGCGCCGACCAGCAGGTTTGGATCGCTACCGACAAATTCAGCCTCCATCTGCTTTTCGATCTCCTGCAGATGTTCTAGGTCACGCTTCGGCATCACATTCTCGGCCACCAAGATATCGTATAGCTCATCCTGATCTTGGTCTGGATAGCCACACTTCGTCAGATACTTCTCCATCTCGTGCCACACCGCGCCGGGCTCTTCCGACTTGAGCGCCGCCATGAACTCTGGATCCTTGCTCAGCTTAGTCCAGAACGGAGAATCAGTGGTGGCCGTATGTAGAAGTTCAATAATATCTTCGGCCTCTTCCGCGTCCCAATTGCCGTAGCGATTGTCACGCCAAATCTTAGACCGAAGTAGCTTAGTGTTCTCCGCGTACCCGGGCTCGTGCGATTCGATCGACTGAACCTCATCAGTCTTCTTGCCTTCGCCCGCCTGCGTCTTGAGTGCAGCCGGTTCCGGCGTTGGACCGGGCGGGCCAGCTGTGCCGCCACCGGCCTGCTCCGCGCCCGACGTATCGCCCTCATTACCCGGCGCGGGCATCGGCTCTGGACCGCCCGACATGCCACCGACGCCACCCCCGCCTCCACCGCCACCTTCGGGCGGCTGCTGTGACGGGAGCTTCGGCAGGAACTGGCGCTCAAATTGCTCTTCCTGAGCGATCTTGCGAGCTTCCTCTTCGAACGCGATTCCGACCGTCGCCATCTTGGTCGTCTTGCTAAACTTGACTCCCATGTTCTCGAGCGCCTGCATAGCGGTCACAAGTGCCTGATCGATCGCTGGGTCTAGCGACTTCTCCCACACAATCTTGGGTACGATGTAGCGCTGCTCATTTAGGAGTTCTTGATGGCTTCGCTTAATGCGGAACTGATGTTGGATTTCAGCAGGCGATCGACGAATCCAGCCATTAATTTCAGCAAGCGGTAGGAAAAACTTCGGGATAATGTACTTTTGTTCAAAGAAATTGCGCAGTGCTTTGAGACGCTGCAAGAAGACCTGCAAGCCGGTAGCGGCTGATGCATATGTTACCTCGCCCGTGAGGAAGCTCTTAGAGATGCCAAGCGCGACCAACTTGATACGCTCGATGATTTCCCATTCACGGTTAATCGTCATCATACGGTCGGTTGTGCCGACCGTTTCGAACGCGATACCATAGTGGTAGACGAGCCATGCATGCGGGTCAAGCTCGGCCTGGGCCAGAAGCTGCAAGAGCTTTGCCTCGTGCTCTGGGCCCGGGATCCAACCGGTCTGTGCATTACCTAACTTGGCGACCTTAAGCGGGCCAGCGTGGCGACGGGCCGTCTGGATACTCGCATTAAATATGGCGTCCTCATACATGAAGATACGCCAGAGGCGGGAGAAGATTGATGTACCACGCGTATCGTACGGATGTAGCTTACGCGGGATAAAGGTCGCGTTGATGTTGGATAGCGGTATATTTTGACGAGCCTGCAGCAGCGACTGCAGCTGCGGCGGCATCTGATCTCGCACCTTACGCAGCGCTGGATGATTGGAGCCCATAATGGACCGAAGCCGGTCATCCGGCACGAACTCCATGATGGGGTCCATCTTGATAAATGGCGCGTCGATCACTTCCAGCTGGTCTGGATTGTGTAGGGCTATATAGGTCCAATACCCCTTGGCGTCGTCAAAGAAGTGGTGGGGAATTGCCTCGCCCGTGATGAAGAATTCCTTCGTCATCGCCGGTAGCGTGTGCATCAGCCCTGACTCTTGGGCCGTAGCCTCCATCGTATTTAGGATGGAGCCCTCGACGCCTGGACCGGTCAGCTTAAACGGCGACCACGGCATGTCGCCGTACATGTCGATGCAGTTGCCGATGACCGGGTCCATCTTATAGAACAGGCGCCAGTATCGATTGGCTAGGATGCGGTGGACCGGATACTGTTGGCGGTCGGGCGAGTTATATGTGCCTACATTGTAGACAAGATATGAGTGATCGCCCGATACCGTTAAGTTATATACGGGTTGATCATTCTGAACGACCTTAGCCGACTTTACTTCTATGTAAATGTAATCGGCATCAACTAAGTAGTGTGATTCAGTCGGCGCAGACGAGTCCGACTTAAATAGCGAATCCTCGCCCCATACTAAGTCGGCAAGCCTGCCACCATGATCGGCGCGCGATATAAGAACATAACAATCTGATTCATTGATGCCAGTCTCACGCTTTTTAGCCTTCTTATGTTTAATCTTAGCAAAAATGCCAAGCTGGGCCAGTACTAACTGTAGCTGTGACGCAAGTTGCTTTGACGTCGTCGTATAAGTACAATCGAATCTGTAGCTGACGTAGCCATCCTTCTCGGTTTTGACATAGAACTGGCTGCCATCGCCACGATACATGCCACGCACTAACTCTTCCTTCAAGACAAGCGGCCATCGCATCACATCAGCCGACAGCCGCTTCGTATAACAATATTGGCCACCGTGTCGTATAAACCATTCCGCAGCAGCTCGTGCGCTGGTAGTAGAGCTTCTAATCGTTATGGCGTTTGCTGGCCTCGCGTGCGTCCGACGATCAGACATCCCCGCAGCCACATTAAACTCAGAGCTTAGAATCGCTACGGTATCTTTTACTAGTGTATCTAATTCATGCGAACCAAAGGTAAATTGAATGCCATTGCCGCCTGCCGCATCACCTTCTGCTATATAATAGCCAAGAAGACGGGCTCGATCTGGCGTTACATCCGTCTCGATTTCGTCAAACTTACGCGGCATCATGAGATAATCACCCTGCACTATCTCGCCAGCCGGTAGCTTTTCAATCTTGAAATACTGCTTCGGCATCGTCACTTGATTCGTGCCGACGCCACCAAAATGCTGCGCCCCGTATCGTTTATTGTGGAAGTGCTGTAGTCCGCAGCCCGTCGGACATTCACGCGGCATCTTAAATACATGGTGATTATGGTTGGTAGTAGAGTATAACTTCACTCCACCCCACAACATAATTTCCATTAATTCTTCTGGATTACCACTACACCACCAGCGTTCAACGGTTTGGATATGTCCAAGCTTATCCAAAACTTTATCGCCTACTTTAGCATTTTGGATTTCGACTGTAGTGCCGTCCATGTACGACAATGTAGTCCCATGTAGGTAACATTCGAACTCAGGCTGGTAAGGCCGTTGGTTCGTCATCATTGTCTTGCCGCCGCTACTGCCACCCATACC